TAAAACCAATACTTCATTGTTGACTGCTTCTTTGGCTGTTTTTGCTGATGCAAGTAATGTTTCTAATTGTGATGCAACTGCTTGATTAAATGCTGATGCCTTGTCTGCGCCATATTGATATGACATTTGGTCAACAACTGCACCTAATTCATCATTTTGCATTTTACCAAGTTGCTCAATCATGTCTTGTAATTCATCTACAAGACTTTTTGCCGCAATAACTATTTCTGCTTGTTCAACTTCTTGCTCTAATAGTGCTTTTAATGATTGAACTTTTTCTTCAACTTTGTCTTTTGGTTTATCACCTTGCTTTTTAGCAATTGCTTTTTGTAAGCCTGCTGGTAGTTTCTTTTGTTTATCAGTAAGTTCTTCTTTTACACTTTCTTCTTTCTTATCTTTGCCCATTGCTTTTTTGATGGCTTTATCTTTAGCCGCCATATAATCGTCTGAATCAATATCACCGTCTTTATCGTGATCTTTTTTCTTCGCTTCGATCATGTTATCAATTGCTTCTGCTAATAACAAATGCTTCATGTACTTTGCATTTGTTGAATATGCATTAAAAGGCATCGATGATTCAAGCTCTTTTAATTTTGTTTTAAGATCTTTTTTGACATTGTATAGTTGTTTAATGTCAATAGTGTCATACACTTTGAATCCATATAGGGTGTCAAGTGTTTCATTAATTTTTGCTAATTTTTCGTTAGCGGGTTTTTCAAACTCTGATATATTCATAATGTTTCTACCTTACTTAACTTATTTATACTTTTCTTTATTTTATTCGGTATTTTTTTTAAACAGATCTGTAATTTTAGCCTTGCATTCAAGTGCTAGATCCCTGTTTTTTTCAAATTCAAGTTGATTTTTAGCCTCTTTAGAATAATCGTCTCGTTTTTTAGCATCAAAATACATTTTTTTATAGTGTGATGCTGTATTTGAATACTGCACATATTGATTGTATATTTCGTGTAGTTCAATCATTCTAGGATCAGTGTACAACAATTCATCATTTAAATAGTTTACTAAACAAAACGACATTTCGTACAATTTTATGTCTTTTGATACTGTTTCATTAGTGTCTAAATTAACAACATCATATAGGTACCTTTTTCTAAATGGGCGTATTTTGATTAAATAATTTCCTACTTTAACACCATGGTCTGTTTTTTGTGTAGTAAGTGCTTTTTTAAATTTTGGATTAATAACAGCAACTTCTACTACTTCTTTTAGCACAGAGTCATCTAACTTGTTGAGATTGTCCACTAGTGATTTTGCAGTGTTTATATTTTTGTGTTGATTAACTACTGCTTCTGTACCAGTTAATTTATCAATTTTTTTCTCTACTGCATTTAAAAAGTCTGTACTACCTTTAACTGGTTCACCCCACTTATTCATTATACACCAAAATCTGTAATGCTCACGCAGATTACGTGCAGTCATACCATCGGTTAATTCATCAACGTATGCGGCAACTTCATATCTTTGTTTTCTTTTTTGTCTAAACATATATTACAACGTTTTTATTTTTTATTTTTTGCAACTATATCTGCAAACTGTACTATTTTAGCAAACTCTGGATCTTTTTGCAACTTTTTTATTGATCCAGAAATTTCTTTATCAACATTTTTCATCATATCTTTTGCTTGATCTTTTGCTTGAACTTTTGATGTTTGTTGAGCTGTTTGTGTTCCTTGCGTTTTTTCTGTGCCTGTAGTTGTTTTTGGTGCAACAGTTGTGTTGCCTTTGATATTTCCTGCTGACGCTGTATTTTTTGATACTGTTTTACTTGTGTATTCGTCAAGTAACTTTTTTGCTACATCATCTAACTGATCAAACCCAGATTGTAATATTTCTTTTGCACTTTCTGGATCTTCTTCGTCAACTGCTTTGGCTAAATTCATGTAATCTTTAAGACCTAGTGGCTCTGTCAATGATTTAACAACACTAGTAGGTAAATGTACTAGTTTACTAACTTGATTAGTAAAGGCTTTTGGATCATCTATAGTGTTTAGTATGTCGTCTTTTAGGCTCATGCTAATATTTACCTTCTTCTTAATGCTTTATTTAACTGTGCTACACGTCTTGATGCTGGATTAAAACGTTTTGTACGCAGAGCTTTTCTTGTGATTCTAGCCCCCATACGTGATCTTGTTTTTTTAAGGGTAAATCTTTTTTTAATATCTAATGGTGCTGAACACACACTGGGATTTGAAACTATTCTTCCTTTTTTTCTGCCAAAAGTACAACGGTATTTTTTAACTACTTTTTTACCTTTACGACCAAAAATCAATCTTGATTCAGGTAAACCAACGTTGTTGTCAATTTCAGCAATAATCATTATTATGCCCTATAAACTATGGTAAACAATGTGGTTAACAACGTAATGAATAGTGTACCCATTGACCATATAATAATTCTTTCAATTTTTGTAAACTGTTTGTCAGTGTGTTCTTCCATTTTATCTATGCGTAGATCAACTTTATCGAATCTTTTTTGTATTTCTTCATGTCTTTCATGTGACACAACCACGTGTGTTTCTAAACTTTGTGATTCTAAACTTGCCAAACTAGCATGTGGTTTTTTATTTGGTTGATTATCCATTTTATAGTGTCTCCGATTGACTAAATTCTAAATTTATTGCTCCAGTTGTATTTATAGTTCCGCCATTTAATACTACACCGTCCATAGATTCAATTAATTTGCCTAAAGGATTACCATTTTTAGCAAAAACATCTGGATGTTCTACTGCAAACTTAAATACCCAACCTGCACCAGTTAGTGTTGGCGCTCCGTTTAAATCTAAATCAGCGACCTGCACAGGATCATTTGAAATAATCACCTGTGAAAACATTGCAATCATTTGTACCAGTGAATCAAAATCTTTTTGTGTAGCATCTTGATAATTTCCCGTTTGTGTAACATCAATTGTAGTGTACATGATATAAAACTGTAAGTTACTGCTGATAAACTCACCACCTCTTGCCGCTCCGTTAATTCTTACTGCCATTATTTTCTTTTCCTTGCTCTTAAATCTAAGTTTTTAACTTTATCAGCATAAGACGGTCCTTTGCCTCTGCCAAGTTTATAACCAATGTACGCACCTGCCAATGCCGCACCTACTGCCATTGCTTTTGACGGCTTTACTTGATCACCATCAACATAATCTCTTTCACGTGATAGTTTTTGCAGTGTAGACATCAGCGATGATTTAGAAGCATTAGTTCTAAAGTAGTTGTACAAACTTGAAACCAATGTTCTTTTTTCTCTTGTCTTTAAATTTTCCCAATCGCCTGCTAAACGTTTCATAGATCTCAATCTACTATCATTTACAAACAACATTGACTGTAATTGTTGAAGCATTCTTTTTTCTGCATCTGCATTTGCACCAGATGATTCTATGTGATTTAAAAAACCTTTAATTTGTGTCATGTTAGGACGCATTCTTTTTAATAGTATTTCACTGTTTTTTTCATCATCAAACTGTGTAATTGATCCTTTACCAAACAGTGCATGTATCATTGAATATAAATCTGTGCCATTTGATCTAAAATAATCAAAGTTACCATAACTTGCTGTTCTACCTGCATAGGTACTGGCTACATTTGAATATTTAAATTCTCTGTTTAATATCTGTAGTGCAATCATATGTGCAAACACATTGTCTGCCATATCACGTGCTGAATAATTTGATAAACCATGACGTGATCTAAACATTCTTGCTTCTGTCATTAGATCATTTACAAAATCTAGTTCTATTGTTTCACTTTTCATAAAGTTTTTTCTACTAAAGTCTAATCTATCCACAACCTTCACTGCATTACCAATATGATCAACTGCAACAAAGCCTTCCGGATCTCTTACTTTTAGTTCTCCATCTACTTCTTCAAAACTGTCAATTGCTTTAATATTTGACAATTTTCTATATAATATGTCTTTTATAGCACCTAATTTAAGCCACAATGCATAAAAGTTCATCATGTTACTCTTATTAGTATTTAAGTAATCTAGTCCAATTTGTAGGGCATTTAAACGCCTTTGTCCGGCTGGACCTTCTTTGCCTGTTTTTAATTGTGCTATTTTTTCTTCTGCTCTACGCACATAGTCTGCTAAAAATTGATTAAAAAATTTTTCAGGATCTTGTTGAATTGCATTTTGTTTGATATTAGCATTCATATTTGCCGCAATGTTAACTTTTAAATCTTTGCCTGCTTCCGAACTGTCTAAGAATTCAAATGCATTGCCAATTGCATTCAAATACTGTTGTGCATCAGCAATGGCTTTTTCAACTGCTTCGCTTTCCTGTGCAGTCATAGTTGCCATGCCTGAAAAATCTTTTATGTATGCATCGTCATACCAAACATCTGACGTAGATGTTAGATCTGATAGATCAACTTTAAATGATGCTGACATGCTGTCTAAACTTTCACCTTCGTATGCAGTGTGAAAAACAATACCAACTTTTGCTTGTTGAATTTGTTTGCCCAAATTTGAATCTGTTGGCACTGCATATGTAATTGTGTTAGGCTTAAATGTTACATATGACTTACCTTCAAATCCTCTAGTTTTTAAATCACCTTGTGTAAACATCAAGTCACCTTGTAGCACACCTTTAATATTGAGTTTAGACAAATGTTGCAATGCTGTGTTTAGTTTATCACGTAATCCGCTTTTGTCTTGGTCGCCAACATCTGCATGGTTGGCTTCTACATCATTAGATGATTTATTTAATTTTGGATTTTTAGCAAATACACCTTTTGTTCCTACAAAAAATTTACCATCTGCTGGATCTGTACCGCAAACTATTGCTGGAGATCCGTCCCACTTTGTAGTAATGTTAAATTTTTTAGGTGAATGACCTTTTACTATAGTTGATAAATTTTTTAAAAAACGGATGGCTTCTACAGCACCTTTTTTACCTTTGAAAAGTGATAAATCTTCTAGGTGCGTTAGATGTGTGTTAACATCTTCATTTATTGTGTTAAGTTCTGTCAGTTTCATTAATGCTGTTTAACCTTCTGATTCCACGTTCAAATTTTGCAGGATCTGAACTTTTAATGCTGTTGATTAATCTTCTAGATAATTCACCAGCAGTGTTTTCATCATATGATTCATACAGCATATCAATTAGATTGAGAGCAGATGATATAACGTGACTAGCACGTGACTCAATCAATGCTTCTCTATTGTTTTGAGGTACTGATTGACTGATTTCTTCTAGTATTGATTTAGTATGTCTTTTCATAGCATCAACTCTTTACGTTCCTATACGTTTATTTATACTAAAAAGAAGCCTATAATCACTCATGTTATAAATCACCTTCGCTAGAATACTGGTGTCGTTTAGATTTTAGTATACTGCGTAGGTTTGCTACTTGCTCAACCTTTTCAGCCACCTGTGCGCCTTGATTTTCAGGGGTTTTTGGGGTGATTACACTGGTTCTTTTCTTTATGGTACTTGCTACATTGGCTGTGGTCATATTATCATCTTCAGCCATCTGTTCTTCTGTTAGATCTGTAATTCTTAAGGTATCTATATTGAATGCTAAGTTAATCTTAGTTCCAACACCACCACTTGATCTTGTTTTCATAAGTTGAATCAAATATCTGCCACGTTCACGCATGGCTCTGCTTGTTTGGATACCAATTACATTATCTGCTGTTTGAATTTTTGATAAACCACCAGCAATATGCGAATGATCAAATTCTGTTTCTTCAACACTAGCTCTGTTTAACTGAGATGCTGTGGCCAGTACAATCTGATGTTCAACTGCTAGATTACGCAATTCTTCAGATACATATTTGTCTTTGATAAACAAATCACTTGGAGAAACTCTTTTTGATATTGGCATCAACAAGTCCAAATAGTCAACACAAATACAATCAGGCTTAACACCTGTTTGTACTTCATACTCTTTTAGATAACTACGTAAATCATTTACAGTTGCACCACTGCTGATATATTTCAATTGAAACTTACCAGACTTTTGTCCTTGCATTCTAACCATCAAATCAATATCATCAATTTTTTTAAATATTTCATTTGATGCAACACCAGTTGACATAGAGTCAACTCTCATAGAACTTAATTCTTCACTCAATTCAAAAGTAAAGTAAATCACATTCATACCAACGTTAGACCAGTTGAGTGCAATGTTTTGTAAGAACAAACTCTTACCAGCACCTGATTGTCCTGCAAATATATTCAATTCACCTTTGTTGAATCCACCATACAGTTTTTGATCCAATGCTGTCCAACCTGTGCTCACTGTACCATTGTTGTCTTTGAGTGCTAACAATCTTGCTTTAGGATCTAAAAAGTAATCTGTACCTAGATCTTTTGTGAGTCCAATTCTTACTGCATTTTTGATCTTGTCTTCTACTTGACCATAATCGCCTTTTTCTAATAAATCTGCTGATTGAATGATTGCCAGTTCTAGTGCTTTGTGTCTACAAAAAGTTTCAAACTCATCAAAAAACCAATTTTTATGTCTTTCATCAATATCAACTTTTTTAAGTTCAACTCCACAAGTTGCTTGTATCTGTTCTATAGTTGGAAGTGCATTGTATTCTTCTGAATGCTCTAACATAAATTTAGCCACGTTGGCCAACTTACGTGAAAAATATTCTACTTTTACAATATTTTTTACTCGCACAAACAGTTCAGGATCTGTTGCACAAAACTCTAAAAACAGTTTTTGTAAATCTTCATTATAATCTTTTAGTTCATTCATTGTTTTATACTACACATTTTCTTTTTGTTTTTCAAGTCTTAAATATTTCCAACTGTAAGGAAATTCTTCATTGCAGAATTGGTCAATTGAATCTGCTACAATTCTAGTTTCTTCTTGTGTATCTTCAGCACATCTTAGATCACAAACTCTAGCAAATGCATACAAACTACCTGTCCAATACCATTCTGTCATCATGTTTTGTGGTAATACCATTCTTGCTAGTTCAGGTGCAATACCTTTGGCCAGCATGTCATTGTAGGTTGTATTAGCAATTTTTATTGTATTAGCGATATCATATTCAACTGTTTCGTTGCTACTGCCTTGCTTTTTGTCTTCCGCTCGCAGTCTCCAATTTTTAGGAATATAATATTCTGGCTCATAATCCACATAGCGTCTTGAAATTTCATTCCAACTTAACCCCACTTGATGTTTAACCAACTGTCTAGCAACAAATATAGGTGCGTTAATTCTAAACTGCACACTACAATGAGCAAACGGTGACCAATGATTATGCCTTGCTAAAAATGAAATTAAACGTTCATCTGATGCTTCAAATACTTCTTTGTTTTTACCAAAACTCACTCTAGCCGCATTGACCACTGTGAGGTCACTGCCCATTTTATCAATTAGTTCTACTTTCAATTTTTGCTCCTAATAGGTTGAAACAATTTTATCAGCAATGCCATACTTAACTGCTTCTTTGGCACTTAACCAAACATCTTCTGCAGGTAGTAGTATTTCTCTAATTTTTTTTTCTGATAGACCTGTACATTTTTTGTAATGGTCCATCATACGTGCTGTGCTTAGTTCAAATTCTTTTACACGAGCAAATAGTTCATGTTCTTTACCAACACTGCCCCAACTGTACTGATGTGACAGTATAGATGTGTTTGGTGTAATAAATCTGCGACCTTTTGTACCAGCCATAAATGTTAGTATACCACATGACGCAATCATACCAAGTCCAATTGTTTTTACAGGGATCGCTGATCCTTTGATTGTATCAATAAGTGCAAATGCTGAATGCACTTCTCCACCTGGAGAGTTAATTACCAATGTAATTTCTTTTGGTCTTTCACGTTGTGGTAATAGATTTTTTTCAATGATTGTGTTAATAACAGGTTTGGTTGTTGTACTGTCAAAGTGATCACTAAAATATATTATACCATTTTCATACATTAACATTCCTGGTTGTAATGGTGGTTTTTGTGGTTGTAGTTGTTTCTTTTTATTCTCTATTTCTAAGTTTGCCATTTGTTCTCCTACGCAATTTTTCTTAATACTTGTATCTTCGTTTTATTATTTACCCTACTGTCTATAATGCTTTTTACTCTTAACAACTGTCCATAGTGTTTTACTGCATCTGCACAGTCTTTGATGTGGTCTTGCCACGGCGGAAAACTCACAGCCCATCCGTTGTCAACTGCTTGATCAATCAGTGTTGATCCTGCCGCATCTCTATCTGGACATACAATAACTTCTCCATCAAACTCTTTTATCAAATCAATTTGCATTTGATTTAATTTATTGTGTAGCACTGCTAGGCCGTCAATGCTTAGTGCATCTAACACACCTTCTACTACTATTAAATATTTTCTTCTCTTACTTAACACATCCATGTTGTACATATAATTAGGTTGCGAATTTGTAAAATACTTTGGCTTGTCTTTGTTGTTGTCAATTATTCTTGATGTGTAACCAACTGTACTGCCATTGTAATAAAATGGCACA